TATCGCCTTTTAGCCCCTGAGGACCTTGTGGACCTTGCGCACCCGCAGCCCCGGCAGCCCCGGTAGCGCCGGTATCTCCGGTATCGCCTTTTAGCCCCTGTGGTCCTTGTGCTCCTTGCGCACCCGCAGCCCCGGCAGCCCCGGCAGCCCCGGTAGCGCCTGTAGCTCCGGTAGCGCCGGTATCGCCTTTTAGCCCCTGTGGTCCTTGTGCTCCTTGCGCACCCGCAGCCCCGGTATCGCCGGTATCGCCTTTTAGCCCCTGAGGACCTTGTGGACCTTGCGCACCCGCAGCCCCGGCAGCCCCGGTAGCGCCGGTATCTCCGGTATCGCCTTTTAGCCCCTGTGGTCCTTGTGCTCCTTGCGCACCCGCAGCCCCGGTATCGCCGGTATCGCCCTTGTCACCTTTCAATCCCTGGGGACCTTGTGGCCCCTGGGCTCCCTGTGCCCCGGCAGCTCCGGCAGCCCCGTCAGCGCCGGTATCGCCTTTAGCCCCCTGCGGACCTTGTGGCCCTTGTGGACCTTGTGGACCCTGTGGACCTTGTGGACCCGGTGGTCCCCCTTCTGGTCCCTGTGGACCTTGTGGTCCCTGTTGACCCTGCGGCCCCTGCGGCCCCTGCGGCCCCTGCGGCCCCTGTTGCCCCTGTTGTCCTTGAGGCCCTTCAGTCCCTTGAGGTCCCGGAGACCCCGCTGGACCTATTTGAGTCGCTAACTCGATGATCAATGGAGCGTTTGGAACAATGACATCGATTTGCGTATCGCCAACCGTTATAACCTCAATCGATTCAGTCATGACTAACATCCGGACTCATGGTCCAATTTCCCTGGAGTAATCGACTGGTTATGCCATCCGGAGACGTTAATTCCAGATTCCACACGCCGGCATATTTGGTCATTGACGAGCTGGCCTGTTCACTGATGATCAGAACGATGGCGCCGGTCGGGTTGTTGAGCAAAATGGTATTCTCCGAGCTTTTCAAATCCAATTGCGCTGTCTGGTCCTTGATCTTTGCCTTGAACACTGCCCGCGCCGACCAGCCGCTCAAATTAACGTACTCTGGCGGGTCGCCGGATTTTAGGAGGATTTGAAGGGTGGAGGCATCCACGCGGGAACCCTGCATGAATTGCAGATCCAGATTCCCTGCTGCAATGGTTGCAGTAGTCATGATCAGACCTCCATGAAGGAAAGTGTGACCTGGAAGGGATCATCATCACCGGGTTCGGATAGCGACAGGATCTGATGGGCCTCGATGGCCGTCTGGTCGAGCCGGAACATTACGTCCATGGCGCTGCGTCCGGGTAGCGTGAGCGACATGACCGCGCCCTCGATGGCCGCCAGGGCCTGCACTTGAGCGAGGGTTAGCCGCGTAATCCATCCATAATTTTGCCCACCTTCCAGGGTGACCGGCCTGCCGGCCAGCCGGGTTGCCGTTTCCACGATCAGGGCGCCGGAGAGGGTCTGGTCGAGGGAATGCACAACCGGATTCCAGCCCCATTCATCGCGCCAGAGCAGATCATCCGGCAGGGTAATACTCGTCGTGACCGGCGGCGTGGCGTTGGAGACGTAAACCAGCGTGCTCATGCGTTGCCGACGGCCCGCGCGGTTTGCAGAATATTGAGCAATGGCTGCTCATTACCGGCCTGGGTGAACAGGGAAACCGCTTGGCCATCCGCGCCGGCCAGCCGCACATGGATTGTTTTCTCCGATCCCGCAATGGCCTGGCTGGATGCCGGCATTGCACCGATAGATTCCTGCGCCAACGCTCTCCTGCCGAAGGCCGGTGCATTGAATGAACCTCCGCCTGCCTTGGCCTGTTCCTCGACCCGGATATTGGCCAGCTTTTGCCGGTGGATTCTGTATTCCAGTGCCTCGGCTTGTTGTAGATCGTTGATGGCTTTTGCATTGCCGGCATTCCTGGCCGCCTGCAATTGTTTTTCGAGTTCGAGCTTCTTTTGGTGATACTGAAAATCCTCCTGCTGTTTAGCATTGCCGGTCAGTTGGATGAATTCCTGTTGCAGGGTTTGCAGCGTGGATTTCGCGGAATCCTGAAGTGCCTGCATTTTCTGCCGGGCGGACTCGATGGCCTGCTGCAATCCCACCATGCGGTTGGCGTCCAGCTTGTCAAAATTCTGGTTGGCCGCGGCCATGGCCGAGGATAAACCGATTCCGCTTTGCGCCGCTTCCTGCAGTGCTGTCGTTAACCGCCGCACTTCATCTTCCTGCTTGGCGGCCTGCTCGGTCCAGCGGTTGGCCAGCTCGAAATACAGATCCCAACTGGCTCCCGCGCCGCCGATGGCGCGGGAAATATTTTGCAGGGCTTCCATTCCTTTGTACCCGTAGGCTAACAATGATGCGGTCGCCATGTCCCATACCTGATGCACCGTCTCCCCGTCATGAATCGTGGCGGCATCGTCAATCCTGCGTTGTTGCGCCGCCGCCGAGGCCTCCGCCACCATGCGCATTTCCTCGGCATGGACGGCGGCATCGTGTGCGGCCTCTTCCCTGCGCACGGCAGCCCAGGCGATGGCTCTGGCTCTGGCGCGTTCCTGGGCGGCGGACTGGCGGTCGATTGCATCCGCGCTGTCCTGGCTGGCCGTTTTGATTTTGGCCGCCATTGCATCGAAAGCGGCCGCTATGTCGGCGGGGGTTGCCGTGCCGCTGTCGCGGATCGTCTCGAAAGCGTGGCGGGCATCCTCCGCCGCGCGGTTCAGGGATTCATGGCTCTGAATGCCGAGCTGCCTAAATGCCTGCGCTACCGGATCGGTGGCGCCGCGCACTTGCAGCAGTTTGTCCTGGACGGCATCCAGCGCATGAGTGACCTCGCCGGCGGAGAGTTTCCCGCTTACCCCCAGGCGCTTGAGCAGCTCCTCCAATGCTTGAAGTTCGGCCCGGGTGTCGGCGGTATTGATGGCATTTTGTAGCGCCTCGCGCAACGAGGTTCCGGTTAGTTTTCCGCTGGATGCAAGATCCCGCAAGTTCTGTATCGTTTCCCTGAATTTTGCGTCCATGCCGGTCAATACCTGCTCGACATCCAGTCCCAATCCACGGAAGGCCGTTTGTGTCAGTCTCACCGCCGAGTTGTAGGCCGCCAATGCCTGGATTTGGCCTGCGATGGCGGTATTGGTCTGTTCGTGAGTGGCGATGCCGTCGCGCTCGTTCTGCGCCAAAACCTCGGCCTTGGCCGCGGCATTCTCGTAGTTCTGCCGAAGATCGTTCAGCGAACCCAGCAATACCGAAGCGCCTTGTGCGCTCAGTTGATGCGCCTGGGCCACGCCCGCCGCCTGAGCCGCTTCCAGTTGAGCAGCGGCAGCCACTTCCCTGGACTGCGCAGCAAGATTGCTTTTTTGCTCGGCATCGGCTTTCGCGGCAGCCAATCCCTGGTTTTCTGCCTCGAATAACGAGGCCACACCAGCGGTTTCCTGTTGCAATTTGGCAAAAACCTCCTGGCTGGCGTCCGCCTGGGCCTGCTTGCCATCGGCGAGAGCCTGGGCCGCCTGCGCATGAACTGCCGCGGTTTGCGCTGCCGCCTGCAGGCTGACAGCTTCGGCGTTGGCCTTTTCCGTGGCGGTTTGCAGCGCTGCGGCTTCGCTGTTCAGCGAATTGGCGATCAATTGGGCATTGAGCGCGCGCTTTTCGCCGAGCGCCAGAATTCCCTCCTGTGTTTTGTTGTAAACCTCCGCCTGGGCCGCTGCCTTGCGTGCCGCATCCAGTGTTTTGTCGAACGCAACGCTGATCACAGTGCCGAACAGCGCGCCTTTGTCGCCGGCTTCCTCCAACCTGGATTTCAGCGCGGTGGTTTTTTCGAGTAGGGCTTCAAACTGCTTGGTCGGGAGACTGGCCAGTTCCCTGGCGAAAGCCACCTGAGTTCCTGCCGCATCGCCGGTTTTGGCGCTGACATCCTCGATGGTCTGCCGTAATATCAGCAGGCTCTTGATGTTGTCGCCGGTAAAATTCAGATCCTGAAGCTGTTTCCAGACCGCGCCCACCTGCGAGGATGCGGTTTGCGTCGCTGTGAGTTTATCGACGATTTCCTGCAAGGCTTCCGGCAAATGGATGGCAGGCAGTCCCTTGGCCGCTTCCGCCAGTGCTTTGGAAGCCTCCGCCGTTCTGCCGCTGGCATTGTCCACCCCTTCCAGCGCGTCGATATAGCCTTGCAGTTGGGTTTTGGCATGGTTGATTTCGTCGGCGGATTTAAGCCATGCTTCGTTGAGCGCTGCCAGGGGGTTGGTGGCGGTCGTCGCCGCTCCTGCTAATATCCCCAGCGATTCGCCGGCGGCCTGGATCGCCGAACGCGCGCTGACCAGGATCAGGTCCAGATCATAAATGGATTCCTGTAGTCCCCCTTTAAACGCCTTGACGATTTCAGGTCCCGCGAATGCATCAGCGATGGATTGCCGGGTCAGCCGGCCCCATTCGGAGATCCGCGTGCCGAAGTTCTCGATTTGTTCGACGGCGGCGCCGATGGGATCGACCGCGGCATCAACGGTAGCGGCGATGGCTTTCTGCGTGTATTGCAGCGCGGTAGTCACGCCGGGCAGTTTGCTCGACGATAGTTCATACACCGACAGGCCCATTGCATCGAACTGCTGCCGGGAAAAAGCAGCCGCTTCGCCCGCGCCGGATAGCGGAGCGGTGACGGTGCGCGCAGCGGCTGCAAGGGCCGGGAAAACCGCTTCGGTGCCGACTTTTCCGGTGTCGATCAGATTTTTCAGTTCATCACGAGTCACGCCCATTTGGTGGGCCACGGCATCGAGGGCGGGATTGAGCGCCGAGCCGAAAATCGCGCCCAATTGAGAGACGGACACCGAGCCAGATTCGAAAGCCGCCGCGACATTCTTTTGCGCCTCGGCGGTTTCCGTCGCAGAGGCCGCCAGGCTCTTTTGGACATTGAGGAAATCCGTCAGGGCAGCGGAGGCGGTTCGTGTGCTGAGATCGCCTTTGTCGGTCTGCTCGAAAAATGCCTTGAATTTCGGCAACAGATCATCGATAGGCGCGCCGAGATTGAGGCTCGCCTTGTACAGTTCCTCGAAGCGCTCCTTGGCGGCCTGGACCGTTGACGATGCCGGATCGAGGGATTGCAGGGCGGCCTTGAGCCCGCCTATTTGTTCGGTGAGCTGCCGGGTTTTCTCGTTCGATTCGTCGGCCTTGATGCCGATCTCGGCGATGGCCAGGACGATGCCGGCGGTTTCCAGCGCCGAGGCGATCCTGCCGAATTCGAGGAAGCGGGCGGTGAGTTGCCCGATTTTGACTTCCAGCGCTTCGGTCCTGGTTTGCACGGAGGTCCAGCCGGATTGGGCGGATTCGGCGGCGAACTGTCCGGCATCGGCTACGGCTTTTTTCAGTTGGTCATAAGCGCCGGCCACGCCCTCGACAATGGTTTTCCATTTGGCGATAACGGCGGTGGCCGCAGCGATCGTCGAGCTGGCGGCGGATGCTTCCAGCATATGCAGGCGCAATGAAGCCAGAGAATCCCCGGCTTCGGCGGCATTGGAGGCTATTTTCGAGGTATTTTCGGCGTAATCCGCCCAATCCTTGGCGGATTTGGGGACGCTTTGCTGCAGCTTTTCCAGCTCGGCATGGGACTGGTCAAGCTGTTCATTCAAGTTTTGCAGCGCCGGCGATGCGGTATCGTCGGCACTGATCTTGAGTTCGAGGTTCAGATTGTCAGCCATAGGGATCAGGATTAGACATGGATGAATCTCGCAGCCAGTGCGGCCAGAGCTGCTCCTAAAATTGCCGCGATTATTCTCTCCATGCCCTTAGCCGTGGCGATCATGCGTTCTAGTTCCTCGATCCGCCGCACTACATTGGCATTGTTGACCTCCTGGCTGGTTTCCAACTTCATCACGGTCGCAGTCAGCGTGGTTAGCTGCATATCCAGCTTGCCCTTCCAGTAATCGTCCTTGCGCCTGTCGAAATGACTCAAATCATTGGCATCTGATGAATCGTTCATTGGGGATCAGATAGGCGCCGTCATCGCCAGTTCGGGGTAGAACGTGAACGGCGATCCACTCGGCGGAATGACGATGAAGCCCTCGAACTTGATTTGCTGATTGCCCTTTGCGCCGATGAGTTGCAGCACGGTTTTCGGGTCCATGGCCGCTTTGGGCACTTCGATCACACCGGTTTCTCCCGAGTTGTGATCCATGACCCGGCCCTTGAATCCCAGCATGATCGGCGAGGCGTTGCCGGAGATGATCTTGTTGCCGGCGATGGCGCCCTGTTTGAATGTTATGTCCTGGCTGCCGACCGCTTTTGACGTTAAAGCCCGGACTTGGCCGAGAATGGCATCGACTTCGTAATCGGTACCTTTAACCGGAGCTGCCGGTGGAGAACCGCTGGCCGCAAGCACCACATCGCTCACGTTCATGATTCCCAGATCGACCCATTTATCCAAAACCAGCGTTACCGTGGCGTCGACGCTGGAATCGTTGCTCTGGCTATAGACCGAGGGAATGCCGCGTACTACGTCGGCCAGCAGGGCGGTGTTGAGTTCGTCCATCTCTATGGTGAGTTTCGACGGCTTCGGCTGATAGGCGAAACTACGCGCCATGCCGAAGTTGGTGATGCCGTTGTCGGTCTGCACGATCAGATCACCCTCCGGAGCGATGCTGAAATCCATGAAGTTGATGGGGTCGTCATAACCCCCGAAAACGGTTTGCGAAGTCCATCGGCCGACTTTGATTTCGCCGGAATAACGCAGGGGTTTAACGAGTTCTACTGACATTGGGCTACCTCTTTGCGGATGAATTCGACCAGGCCGCGCTGGATCAACAGCGAAGCGGCGTTGGATTCTATGGTGAAAACCTCGCCTGGGGCGTGGATTTGTTTATCATGCTCATGAAGCCGTTTGGCCTGTACGGTGATGCCGGTGACGACAAGAGGTAAACATTCCATTGCTTTCTCCGTTTGGTTATTCTCCGGCCATCCATAGTCCGGCACTTCAATGAGTCTTAATGCTTCTCCGGGTGTTTGTCGATAGCCTTTCATAGGCGAATCTCCACTGGAATGACGATTTCCCCTTCATAAAAGGGATGCTGCAGGCCGGCATCCGAGCGGATTTGCGCTTCGTGATTCCATGTCACGGAGGGCGATTTTGTCAGCGGCTGAAGTTCAAGCGCCGCCAGGATCAATTCGCCCAGCTCACAAACTTGCCTGAGCCCGTCGAAAACAGTTCCCGTTCGGGTATCGTTATGGACTCCGAAGAGGATGCTGACCTGCTCGGTGCTGTTTTTCTTGTTGTAGAACCGCTGGTCGTTCATCGGCGAGACGGCGATATACGGGAAACAATCCGCCGGGACTCCGGTGCCGGTTTCCCAATCCGGCTTGATGCCGATGCTATGGAAAACCTCGATGCCGGGAAATTCCGTATCCAGATAGGTGGCGATGGCCGCATCGTTGGCCAGGCGGTCGCTGACGGCGGACAGGGCGTCGAAGTGCATTATGTCAGCCCCGCCTGGCTCCGGATGGATGCGATGACCGATTCGAGCATTTTTTCCTGGCGGGATTCCAGTTCAGCAAAAAAGAAGGGCCGGGGATGCATCCCCGGATGCCGCACATGTTTAAGCAGCAACAATCTGCCATGAAAATTCACTGTAAGCGCCTTTTTCCCGCTCAGCTTTCTATTGCGAATGTCATACAGTCCCCAGGCGAAGCCGATGCGCCGCGAACCTGTGCCCTGCTCGATCCAGACGCCATGGGTGGCGCGGGTATAGACGACGGCGCCGTCAGGTTCGGTTTTCCATTTGATCGAGCGTTCCAGGGTTCCGCCGGTTTTGGGCGTGTAGGATTTTCCGTCCCGGATATAGGTTTTCATCTCCGACTTGTATTTCCTGGCCGCCTCGTTGGCCGCCCTCAGCGCCAGCTTGTTGTCTGAAAGCGCCCGCAACAGGGATTGGGTATTGCCGTAATCGACATCAATAGCCAGGAAAGCCAATTTCATCTCCTCCTATGGCTGACACGTGTATGCCGAAATTGGTGGACGCAACCGAACCGAGCATGCGCTTGAGGATGCGTCCGACGGCATTCTGGTATTCGTTCTGAAAATAGTTCTCGCCAAGATCGGCCGCCAACATTTCCTTGTCGTCTGCAGGCCGGCGCTGCTGCGCCTGCTGTCGGCGCAACACCCTCGCCTTGGCCAGATTGCCGACGGCTTGTAGATACAGCGTTTCGAGAACGGGAATATCGTTGACGGTATCCGACTCGAAGCGGGCTGCAGCATAGTCGTCGAGGTTCTCATAACCCAGGGCTGTGGCGGTATCCCTGGCGGCCGTCAATGCATCAATGGTGTCGATGATTGCGCCTAGCAGCGCTTGCCCCAGCATGGAATCCTTGGCGTCGCTGGGAATGCGCCAGCCTTCCATCCAGTCGCGCACAACCACATCCGGCCAAAAACCGTCCGAGGTGAATGTGGAATCGATAAAACTGGCCATGAAACCTCTGGCGTAAAATTAGGGCCAGTGCGAAACAGCGGCGCGGAACAGTGATGAAAGCGCATGTTCAGTTGAATATGCGCTGTATCCGATTCGTAGCGTTTGCCTCGCCCTGGCGGGAGGACTGATCAGTGAGCCGCAGATTTATTGGATAATGCGGAAACACCGGGTTTATTCATGTTGCCGTTCCCCATATGGTCCTGGGCTTTCAGCCTGGTCGATTTCACGCCCGCGCGCTGGGGGTTGTAATATTCGGCCTTATCGCATAGCCGCACGCAATCAATGTAACGCTCCTCGCATAATGCGTGTTTGGCGGCGATGGCATAGAGCTTGCCCCTCACGATGAAATTCAGCCGCCATTGCTGCTCGTCGGAAACCCGAATGACGGTGCTCAAATAGGGTTCGGCTGATTGATCGATATTCAGCCGTTCCGCCGCCCAGTCATAAATGAAATCGGCAACGAAGGTCTCGATGTTGCGCGCAAACCGTTCCGGCATGTGCTGATTGCCCTGGCCGATCAAATAAAACGCGAGATTCATGGCTTCGTCCATGATATCGGCGTCGAACAGCCAGATCATGACCATGATCACATCCATGTTCGGCTCCATCGACCGGCTATCCCGGTAAATCTTCACAAGCGGAAACATTTCCGGCAGCGCCCGGCGCTTGTATTCCGCCCGCTCGCCTACCGTGGAAATGCCGGCTATATCGTCCTTGGCCTTGGCTACCAGTTCCTGAAGCCGGTCAAGGGCCGTTGGATTGGCTCCGGCCTGGGCCTTTGGCTTGATTCCGATCCTGGCGCCTGGTTTAGGATCGGGTAAGCCCAGGGTTCCATGCCGTTCGGCTTTGATCTTGTCAAACGGATGCCAGGACATCAGCTTTTCAGAGTGATGCCGTCCACCAACGATGTTTTGCGGAAATCTTCCACCACATAGCCCTCGTTGCGGCTGCTGAAATCCTGGTATTGATTCTTTGGCGCATAGTCGCGGATCAATCGGCGCCAGCTCGTGGTCTGATAGTAGATGCTCAGATTGGACAGGCTGGTTACCAGCACGACGCCGTCTGGCATATAGGGGATGGAAAAGCTGGGCAGGCCGCCGTAGTTCTTGAACAGGCGGTTGTTCGCCAGTCCGTCTGGCTGATTCGCCAGGATGATGTCTTTTTGTTGCGGCGTATGCCCGATGGCCTTGAATATGGCCGCCTCTTCATAGCTCACCAGATCCTGGGAGATCAGGACTACCAGATCCGGGTCGTTGATGAAGACCGGGTCGATCTTGGCTTTGGTAAGGCTGACCAGATAATCCAGATAGGGATAGGTGGTATCGCCCAGCACTACCACATGGGTAGTGACCGGCGGCGAGGCGTTTGAAACCGTGGTGCCGGCCAGGTATTGCGAACCGCTGTTGTATTCGCGGATCTGCTGCAGCCAGCCCGGCGCCAGGTCTTCGCCGTTGGGGAATTCGACCGGATCGGAGGCGTTGGCAGTCGCCTCGACGCCCCAGAACCCCACCCTAACCCGGTCGTTGGCAATGGCTTTGCGCACTGTCTGATTCCATAGCGCGGCGAAATTGGGGAATTTGGCCCACATGTCGATGAGGGCATAGCCCAGCGCCACGTCGGACTCGATGCTGACCAGCTCGTAATCCCTGTTGGTCAGATTGCTGTAATCCTTGGGAACGCGCTCATGGCTGGCGTCTATTTTGGTGCGCTTGGCGATCAGCCCGCCCTGAGCCATGAACAACTTTTGGCCCTTCAGCTCGGGAACGCCGGCGACGTTGATGGCCTGTAAAAATGGCGTGCCGTCGAGCACGATCAGTTCATTGAGGGTTTGCAGCGGCCCAGGCTCAATCGTGAACTGCATGGTGGCGTCCACGCCGAGCACTTCGCCGATTTGCTGGACGAACTGCGAAACCAGCTGACGGCCCTGGGTTGTGAGTTGGTGCGTTAACATGGCTAGACCTGCTTTATAAATGGATAGGACCGTGGTTTTAAAGGACGCTCTTGTAGTTGATGTCGGTTCCGCCGGTCTGTTTTGGCGATTTGGTCCCAGTGGGGTCTTCCTGCTTCAATGCCGCGGTGAAACGCTGATCCAGATCGGAGATTTTGGCTTCCAGGCTTGCGATGACTGCGGATGGATTGTTTTGTTCCGCAATTTTGGCTTCCAGTGCGGCGAAACGCTCCTCGAAGGATGGGTTTTCCGGCTTCTTTGGCGGATCTTCCGGCTGTTTTTGCTGGCTTAGTTTCAATACGTCGGCGCGCAGGGATTTGAGTTCCGCGGCCATGGTTTCGACGGCTTCGCGATCCATGATGATTTCCTCTTGGGATTCGTTGCGGCTAAATAAACGGGTAAACAGGCTGGGCGTCGGTTTTTCGACCTGGATCTGCACTTCGACAGGATCGGATCGCAGGATATCGCCGGCTTCCCGGGTAAAACGTACCTCGGAAAGCCCGGCACTGGCCGGCTGGTCGGTGGCGCCCAGTCCGCTCAAATAGGTTTTTCCGCTGTTGCGAAAATTTCTGGTCAGTTCCATTGAAGTGAAAAGCTTCTGCCCATAGCTGTTAGCGCTTTGGTATATCTCGTTGGGTTGCAGCCTGGCCTGCAAATCCAGGCCGCCTTCATGATTGCCGACCGTCCGCACATCGGCTACCCGTCCCAGATTATAGAAACGGTCATGTTCCGGCCAAATCAAAGCGGTAAAAATGCTGGGGTCATAAGTCTGGGCGGCTTCCTCGATCAATTTTGCATCGATCATCCGCCCGTCCGTGGTATGGCCGGATCGGCCGATAGTGAGCCAATCAGTTTGCAGTTTTGGCATGGTATGCTGCCTTGATGAATAATTTCTACATTGATTTAACAACGATAGAATAATAATTTCAATAGTAATAGAATTAAATTTCCTTAGAAATCCTAGAAATATAATTCAGGATGAGCACAGATATAATCGAACAGCCACTTAGACGATAAGCCGCAAATGTCTGAGAAATATTCGGATGAGACAATAAAAGCCGCGCGCGATCTGTACGAAAGCGGGCTGACTCTTCCTGAGGCGGCCAAACGGCTAAAGATCAGCCGCGAATCCATCTATCAATGGGCTCGAAAATATCAGTGGGGCAGGGTTTATGCCCATGAGAATGTCCTGGATTTGCTGACCACTCGCATCGCCGTACTCGCCGCCAAGGACAGCAAAACACGCATTGAACTGGATGAATTCGACATGGTGCTGAAACGCCTGGACAGCCTGGCGATAACCATGGAGAAGACGGCCCGGATCAAATCCGGGTCGCTGGATAATCTGATCGGCATGCCGCCGCCCGAGAAGAAAAGGGGCCGTAAACCAGGATACAAGCCGTCTGGCGTAAAAAACGATGTCAGCGGCGTCCAGTATCAGGAACTGGAAGCCATCCGCAAAAAGCTTTTTTATGGATATCAGCAGGAATGGTTCAAAGCCAAGGAAAGCCTTTTAACCAGGCGCAACCGATTCATTCTAAAAAGCCGTCAGATCGGCGCCACGTATTACTTCGCCTGGGAAGCGCTTGAAGACGCCATACTGACCGGCGACAACCAGATTTTTCTATCCGCCAGCCGCGACCAGGCCGAGGTTTTCAAGCATTACATCGTCCAGTTCGCCAAGAACGAGCTGGAAATCGAATTGACGGGAAACCCCATCAAATTGTCTAACGGGGCCGAGCTGCGCTTCCTTTCGACGAACAGCCGCACTTCGCAGAGCTATCACGGCCATTTGTATTTGGACGAGGTTTTCTGGATTCCGCAGTTTTCCAAGCTCTGGAGGGTCTCCTCGGGCATGGCAGCGCACAGGAAATGGCGCCGGACGCTATTCTCAACGCCGTCAACCCTTAGCCATGATGCCTATGAAATGTGGTCAGGGAAAAAATTCAACGAGGGCAAAACCGGGGATGCGACGGTGGAGTTCGATGTATCCCACAGCACACTGAAAAATGGACTGCTGGGAGAGGATAAAATTTGGCGGCATGTCGTCACCGTGGAGGATGCCGAACGCGACGGCTGCAATCTGTTCGACATCGAGGAGCTGAGGAAGGAGTACAACACGGACGATTTCGCCAATCTGTTCATGTGCAAGTTCATTGATGACGCACAGTCGGTATTTCCGTTGCAGCTCCTCCTTGCCTGTGGAGTGGATAACGATTGTAACTGGACTGATTATCATATCAACAAGGCCAGACCTTTCGGCAACAAACCGGTGGCCATCGGCTACGATCCAAGCCGGACAACGGACAACGCTTCACTGGTTCTGATGTCCGTGCCTATTCGGCCTGACGATAAATGGCAGCTTCTGCATCGAATAAGCCTGCACGGTAAGAGCTTTCAGCATCAGGCCGATTGCATCCGGGACGTGGTGAACCGGCATAATGTGGTTCATGTCGGCATTGATGTGAGCGGCATGGGTTGGGGAGTCTACGAGCTGGTGCAGGGCTTCTATCCGTCCGTACAGCCGATTACCTATAGCCTGCAGATGAAGAACCAGTTGATCATCAAGGCGCTGGATGTGATCCAGCCCCCGAGCCGCCTGGAATTCGACGCCGGCGATAAGGAGATCGTTCAGTCTTTCCTGATGATTCGGCGAACCATGAGCGAGACTGGGCATATCACCTATGCTACGACGCGCACCAATACCAATGGCCATGCTGATGTCGCCTGGGCCTGCATGCATGCCATGATCTATGAGCCGATCAGCCGCGATATCGTGGGGACGCGGGTTTCTTTCAGCAATTGAGCAGATTTTCATGAATACAACGGATCAAATAATGATGGGCGGGTCGATGGTATTTTCCTTCGGCGATCCCGAGCCGGTGCTTAAGGATCATATGGCCGATTTTCTGGGCGTCTTCCCGGATTTGATGTTCGGCTTCTACATCCCGCCGATCTATCTGATGGGGCTGGCCAAGGCCATGAACGCCAATGCTCAGCATAATGCCATTCTGAGGTTTAAACGCAACATGCTGGTCAAATGGCTGTTGCCCTCGCCCATCCTGAGCTACAGCGATGCCAAAAAGGCCGCCCTCGATTATCATGTATTCGGTATGTGTTACTTTCGCAAGATACTTAATCGCTTCGGCCAGATACTTCGCATTGAGCGCAGACCAGCACTAATGATGCGGGCTGGCGTGGATGAGGACGTTTATTTCGAGATGCGGGACTATCGCTACATGAACGCTCCATTGAAGTATCAGCCTGGAGAAGTGTTCATTATCATGGAGGATGACGTTAAACAGGAGATATATGGTATTCCTGAGTATTTCGGCGGATTACAGTCAGTATTACTTTCGGAAGACGCTACTTTGTTCCGTCGAAAATACTTCCGTAACGGGTCTCATGCCGGCTATATTCTTGTCACCAGCGATGCCGGTATCAACGATGAAACAGCCAAGATGATCGAGGAACAAGTTAAACTGTCCAGGGGACCCGGAAATTTTCGCAATCTGTACATAAACATTCCTCGAACATCATCCCGCGAGCCGGTAAAGATAATACCCATCGGCGACATCGGGACCAAGGACGATTTCCAGGCGATCAAGGACATCACCAAGGCTGAGACCCTCGCAATGCACCGTATGCAGCCGGGTATTGCAGGAGTAATACCGGAGAATACGGCAGGATTCGGGGATCTAGAAAAAGTGATGCGAGTCTACGTTGAACTTGAGGTACCCCCCATGCAGCGTGCCTTTCAGGGCATCAACGACCATTTGCCGCGAGATCAATGGATAGAATTCGCCGAGCCGATCTGGAACGCTGTAGCTAGAAAGTTGCATTATGAAAATAAGCTGTCCTTATTGTAATGAAAAAGCAATAATAACTTCAAGAAACTCTATCATTCCAACTTCTCACGACCTTTTTTGTCACTGCATTAATAAGAATTGCCAGGCTGTTTTTGTCTATAAACTTTCCCTTAGCCATACTATACATTCTCCCATCAAATCAACCATTCAAAAAGCCATAGAAATTATTTTTGCATTGTCAGAAACAGAGCTAAAAGAAATCGGCATCAGGAGATTAGAGAGTTAATTTGATTCTGTTGAACAAATCTTGTTAATCAATGTAATGTTATAACATAACAAAAAAGACTCGTAGGTGGGAGTGCGCTTGGTGGTATCCACCGCGCCATGGCATTCAGCTAGCCCTGTAGGGTAGGCACAGCGTACGCTACAGGGCTGTAGCGGCCTAGAAATATTCGGGTCTATAAGCGCATGCATCGCCATCCGGTGGCGCGGGCGGCTTTTTCATTGTGGCGAGCCAGTTCGATGATTTCCTGAAACCAGGCCTGGCCGATGCCATAATACATATGCCAGTCGCCCTCGCGATTTTCCACCACCCAGTCGAGCAGCCTCTTTTGGGTATACCGCCAAGTAAAACTCAGGTCGTTGCCGGTTTTGATCAGGTGACGGAACGGCAGGGCTGATTGTGCCTGGCATGGGGGTTTGGCGTCTGGCAGTGCTGGACGGCGAGTTTTGCTTCCATCCTGTTAAAGTGGGTTCGCTGTGCATACCCTATGAGGTTGTTCAATTTTTTCTCATGCCAGTAATCCATTGATTGGCTTTGGCTTGGTTTGATTTTTCACCATTTCATCCACAGATTTTGTGGATAGATTCGATCCTTTCCCTACGACCCTGTTGTTTCTGCCGGAGCTCCTCCACCACCCGGAGCTCCACCACTCCCACGGTACCCCGCCTAGAGACCCGCTCTTCTTCTAGCCATAAAGACAGCCATCAGGCTGCAACCCTGTATGGCCTCGTCGGTTGCCCTCCGCTATCAATGGCCGTCGCGAAGCGACTCCTTTTCTTCTTTAGATCTGAAAAAAGATCTGAATTAGTCCCGCCACTTAACCGTCAATAGGCCGACACTTAAAATCACTATTCTGCACCGGCCCGAAAACTGACCGACACTTATTCGAGGACATGCCTCGCGCCCGGCCAAAAGTGGCCGGCCTGACGGCGTAATTAGCCCGGCGGGATGGTTTTCAAAAGGCAAGCCGGGGCTTATCCGGCGCGTTTAACGGCGGATTGCTGGCAATGTGGAATAGGGGATCGTCACCGGCTGAATGCCGGCGAGCAAGGAAGCGGAATGATGGGAAAAAGGGAGCGGAAAGAAGTGCTGGCTAGCTGGTATCGTTCGGATTCGGCGGCATGCCGAGGGTTTTGCGCATGGCTTTGAATGCCAGTTCCATGGCCGGCTTAGGTCCACCGGTCGCGGCGACGGCCTCGTCCGCCTCCTTTGCAGTGGGTGTCTGTGGCTTGCCTTTCAGATTGTTCATCGCCATCTTCACATTGGCGAGATTCTTCCTCTCGGCCTTATTGGTCTTTTTTTCCCAGCGCTCTTTCGCTTTCCTCTGTTCATGCTTCAGATAGAGTTCCATGCCGAGGGCTGTGAAAAACTGGGCTGAAATGGTGCGTATCGCGGAGATGCCTTGATAGACGCCCTCCTCGATCTTATTGCAGATCGAGTTCACGCCCAAGATGCCCGCCGTCTTGAGATCGTGGGCGGCCCGCTCGGCGCGGCGGAGACCCAGCCCGGCCATTTCCACCAGACCGACAATGCGGGTTCCATCCTCCAGGGTTTTGCTTTCCATCGGCAGGCCCACCATGGTCCCATCGATCTGTGGGATGCCGACGCGGAGCGTGCGAATATCCATGTAACGCAAAATAGGCTCCAAAATATCGTTACATCCCTCGCGCCGCTCAGAGCGCATCTGGCGATCGCTGCCATTGGCTGCGTTGAGTGAGGGTAGAAGTTCGGGATTATTGTAATAATTGCGGGACTTTTTGATTACAGCCTCAATAATTTTCGGACTGAGACCATGCCGGGCGGTGCGAGGGTTGTTCTTTGGATCGGGGAAACGCGGATTCTTGGGATCATGCCCACAGCGATTGCCGGAAAGAGCAGTCGCGCTGTCCATGGCCAATCCAGAGAAAACCTACGCTACTAATTAAGTTTCTATTGATAGATGACCGGTACATGTAGGGATGGCAATGGCGTTGGTGATGAGATCGATTCATCAGGAAAAATCTTTTTCAGCTTCTCCTCGTCATCAATAAACATAGAAATAAACCCTAAACCAAAAATCATGGCCGTGCGAGCGAAGCATGATTGTGATATATCTAATTGTTCCGCTCCCCACAGGAGTGCATGCTTTTCTTCATCATTCAACTCGATCTTCAGTCTCATTAAATGCGGTTTTTTCATGTATTGGCGTTTTTTGAAGCCATTTAGAAACTCTACTAATTCATTTTCATTCATGATCGTATTCTTCTAATTAAATGAATCGTTAAAACTCAATATCCCAGTCCTCGAACCAACCAGTGTCATCTGGCAACTTCGCCCTCAGATCTGTAGATCACGCTGTGCTTACCGTTTGCCGCCGTGAAGGACGCGCAGCGTATCCTGAGGAGCTATGGGCTCTGGTCGTCCACGGTCGGAAGCAACTCATCTTTATCCACCACCGCCAGCACCGGTTTTGGGCGGCGCTCCGCCTCGGCCCGCAATTGCCGCAAGCCGATCGCAAACACATGCTCCGCGAAAGCGGTCCTGGACATGCCAGCGGGCTTTTCCGCCCCTAGAATCTCCATCACCTCCTCCGACAACGAAATGTGAACCTGAGGCATTTCCAGCGCCTTCTATGCAGCCCGCTGTCCGCGCACACTATCCAGATAGGCCGCCAGGCCCATCAGCAGCGCCTCCCGCGCGATGATCGACTTCGGCACGTCGCGGCGTTCCGACAACCGCAACAGCGCCGCCTCCTGATCCTCGGTCAGCCATAACTTCAGCGGCATGCAATGCAGCTCGGCCGAGGGTTTACGCGGTCTAGCCATGAACATTCTCCTGTGGAGATGGAATGCGAAAGGTTAAGGAAAAACCCTGGCCGCAAATCGGGCGGCCGAGGGGTAAGGAAAAGGGAGGCCGCCGACGAAACGGATGCCGGGGGAGATAGGCCCGGCGCAACCTCCTTGAGTCCGCTAGGGGCGGCCATGGCTCTCATGGGCTGGGCTGCTCCATTGGTAGTGGCTGGCGGACATAGCCCGAGCGGCGCAGATCGTCCGCGAACTGCGGGCGCAGCTCGGCCACCGTCACTTGTCCGCAGGTAGCGCGCTCGATGGCCAGGGCGATAGTTTCGCCGGCACCACGATGGCCATTGGCAATTTGTGACAAGTAGGCAAAAGAAGTCCCTGTGGATTTAGCAAGCTTCTTCTTTTGCTCAGGAGTGAGCACTTTCCAATAAGCATGAAGTTTCATGAGTGATAACTTAGCATTCGCTATCGGATTAGTCAATAGCATTAGTGAGTTTATCATTTGCTATGATTCTGGCGACAATCAGTCCATGCCAGACAAACGACCAATCAGACTACGCAATCTCAGATTTTTAGTTGAACAAACAGAATCCATAGCAGACTTTGCTAGAAAATATCTGCTCGACCCAACTTACATTTCTCAATTGTTAAACGGACATCGCTCTATTGGCGAAAAAGCAGCAAGGAATTTGGAATTAAAGATTGGCTTAGAACCTGATTGGCTGGACCGGGAACCTGGGAAAGAACATAAACCTATTTCTTCGCCAGAAGTGCTATTGACGCCTCGCGAGAGGGCCATGGTGGGGCTATTTCAAGGACTTACCGAAGCGCAGCAAGACGAGGTGATGCGACATATTCAGAAACAGGAACAGAAAAACCGGGAAGTTCTAGAGCAATTGTCTCATCGGCAGCGGCAGGGGAAGCGGGGCGGGTAATCACCGTTCGGCAGCACGGAAAAACGAAGCCAATACGAAACATCACCATGGCAACTATTACCTTCGATACACTGAAATATTCCAAGCGCTTGAAGGATGCCGGCGTCCCCGAAAAACAAGCCGAAGCGGAAGCCGAAGCCTTGGCTGAAGTCATGGAGATCAATCTGAACGAATTGGCCTCCAGGCGCGATTTAAAGGACGTGGAAACCTCGTTAAAACGCGATATTGGTGAAGCGGAATCTCGCCTTAAGCACGATCTTGAATTGATTCGTCTGGAATTACGCGACTTAGAACGTCGGATGACAATCAAGCTGGGCGGTTTGATGATGGTGGCCGTCGGCGCGGTGGCCACCCTGGTCAAATTGCTATGAACGTGACTGCCTACCAACTAACAAGCCGCGTAGGTTGGGTTGCGGCTCTATCGCAACCCAACGAATTGCAGTCCAGTAGCACGTAAAACGAGGCCAATACGAAACATACACAAGCAGGCATATCATGAGCATGATGTATTTCGATACCCTGAAATTCGTCGAGAAGCTGAAAGCGGCCGGTGTGTCCGAGGCCCAGGCCAAGGCGGAAGCTGAAGTACTGGCCGACGTACTCGATGGCAACATCAAGGACCTGGCAACGAAGTTCGACATGGCGGCCATGAAGACCGAGTTAAAGGCAGAAATTTCTGATTTGCGAAAGGACATGGCTAGGATGGAAGAGCGCATGGAGGGAAAGATGATTCAATTAGAGCAGCGTATGGTCATCAAACTGGGAGCATTGATGGTCGTAGCTGTCGGCGCGGTGGCCACCCTGGTCAAATTGCTATGAACGTGACTGCCTACCAATTAACAAGCCTCACCGCGCCGCGGAAAGGCCAAAATTAACGAATCAACAATAAACGGGGAGCACTATGAGAGAAAAAACATTTATGGCCATGCTGGTTTTGCTAGCTGGTTTTCAAATCGATCAGGCTGATTCACGTGAACGTAGCGCCGCGGCGAAAGATGAATTCAAACGAGAAAATCCTTGTCCAACGAACGGAAATAATCGCGGGCCTTGCCCTGGCCAAGTGATCGACCATGTCAAACCACTGGATTGCGGCGGATCGGATGCTCCCACCAATATGCAATGGCAATCGGTAGAGGAAGGTAAAGCCAAAGACAAGTGGGAACGCAAGAATTGCCGTGGGAGATAGAAATTAGCCGCGAAGGTTGGATTGTGGCTCTATCGCAACCCAACGAATTGCATTCCGTTAGCACGGAAAACGAGGCCAATACGAAACATCTTCATGGCAACCATTTCATTCGATACGTTGAAATTTTCCAATCGGCTCAAGGCTGCCGGCGTTCCCGGCAAACAAGCGGAGGCCGAGCCGGAAGCCTTGGCGGAAGCTTTCGAAGTCAATTTGAAAGAATTGGCCACAAAAACCGATCTTCAGCATATGGAGGGGCGCTTCGAACACAAGCTGGCCCTATTGGAACAGCGCATGGTCATCAAACTTGGGGCATTAATGGTGGTGGCCGTCGGCGCGGTGGCCACCCTGGTCAAATTGCTTTAAAGCCGCGAATGCGGCCCTATCGCAACCGAACGAATTGCTCTGATCGGCTAATTGACACCCAAAAAAAATAAAAAATAATTGAAAATATTTTGCTAAATGTGTTGACATTTAGCAAAATCGGAGTATGATGAATTCCACGGTAGAAAAACTTCTACCAGCCGCGCCCCGGGCACTAGAGGCAAGATAGGAGAACTAAAATGTTTTATTACTTCAGCGAAACTCAAGACAACGGCTCCTACCGTAAGTGGGAATTAATTAAAGCGAAAGATTTGCGCGCTGCTAAAGCAAGGGCTTTGAGAAAACAGTTATTTCAAGGCACTTATCTTCATGTCGGTATTAAAGATTCAGACGATGAAATATCGACAATAGCAACCCGTTTTCCAAAAAACGACTATTTTAGACAAGGCTGGATTGATTGGATTGCGGCTCCATCGCAACCCAACGAATACCTTCAGTCGAAATTCAATGACTACTAGCAACGTAGGTTGGGTTGCGGCTCCATCGCAACCCAACGAATACCTTAATTTAACGCCGCGCCTCGGGCTGCTGGGGCATGATAGGAGAACGTCATGTTGTACGTAATTGAATCTGAAAATGTGTGTAAAGAGTCATGAAAACCACGATTATTGGCACATATGACCCTGCTCAAAGAAAAGTTTGGATAGTGTCCGTGGGTGACACTTTGATTTCTCCGCGAGTCATCGCATCTTCCGCAAAAGAAGCGTGTGAAGCGGTGCGCCGCCAATTTCCCAAAAAACTGGCACTGGCAAAACTTCAGGCGAAATTGAATGACTCCTAGATTCATTCGCCACATTACTCTCCAGTCCGGGCACGTCCGCGATTCGTTTGCTGGTGAAGTGAAAACCGATGCGCTGGTGTTTTGTCAGCATCTGATTGACCAATGCCTGGAACGGGACGGCCAGCGTATCCCCATCACGTTGCCCGGCACTGAGGATTATTCGCTCCTCGCAGGCCGGGCGCCGGGCCGTTCTCTCGTTGGTTCCGTCTGGCATTGCGATGAAGCGCCGGTAGCGCTCGTCAATTTTGCCGTCGCGGTTAAATCTCGTCCGGGTTCAAGAATCTGGCGCAGATTGCATGAATTTTCCACGGTGCCGGCAGCGACCGATTCCGATCGCTGTCCCACTGAGCCATGGATCGCGGTTTCCCTGGAACCCGACATCGTGAATCACGCCGACGCCCTGGAATGGCTGGGCGATTTCGAACGCTGCTTGGCCTGGGCTTGGATTTCCGGGCGATCTCAAACGGAACCTGGCTTGGGCTTGGGCAGGATATGACAAAACCATCAAATCCCAACAACATGCCGAATCCGAATAAACCCCGCGGCGGCTATCGGGGCGGCGTAAAACCTACCTTGCTCCCGAATCAACGCAAACGGGCCCGCACCATCCGCCTCGACCCCGATTTGTCGGACTGGATAGATCAACAGCCGGAAGGCCCGACTCAGTTGATTGAAGAAGGCCTGCGGTTATTGAAAACAAAAACTGAATCTTCTTTTCCTGGTTCCCAAGCTTCAGCGGAACCAGAGGAACCCTCTGCGAGGTATTACAACATGCTGACTGAACAGAAAATTATCGAAATCAGAGATTCATTACTGCTAGAACTGGACAATCTCTTTGACTGCATTGCATTCGCTAGGGCAATCGAAAAGGAAGTCAATGCCGACACGAAAGCCTGGCTGAATCAAGCCTTGGATGAAGGCGGCGATCGTTACGTACCGTAACATTGGAAACCAGAAGATGGTTGAAAACAAAAACGGGCATGAAGCCCGTTTTTGAAGTCTACCTATTCGGCAGTGAACCGTCACTTAGCGAAAAGTAACACTACAATTTCTAAGCTGCCTTTTCGGCAGAATTGAATTGTTTCATAAAGACAGCAGAATGAAAAGAGCAATGTAGGTTGGGTTGCGATGGTGTCGCAACCCAACCTACTCGCCTCGCCGGCAGCGGTTGCGGCAGACGCCAAATCACCGCCTCCACAAGGGCGCCATCGCCGTAATCGCGGCGGTAACGATAGATCAGCCCAGCCTTCATGTTGGCAATCATGCCAACCCATTACCTGCGTTGTCAATGCCGTCAACGGCAATTCCCGCCCGCCCCGCGCGGGCTTTTTTTGTGCGTGCGGGAAAAAAATTAGCACATGCTATTGACATCATGAAATAGCATTTGCTACTATATCCGCCAACGCCCATCCAGGCTGAAATCCTTCACCATCCAGGAGCCTCCATGACCCTCACCCACTCGCAGATCGTGGCCATCTTCACCGAATGGGCACGGCGCTTCGTGGACGAACCCAACGAGTTCGATCAGATAGTCGATGGCGATCACCATTTTTTGGATGTCTATGGCGAAAAAGCTGCGCGTGAGTTCGAGCTGATCGCATTCGATCTTTTCTACATTCCAACAGAGTGACGACAACTGAGTAGGTTGGTTTGCGGCTCCATCGCAACCCAACGAATTCCAAAATCGGAGGCATGACATGAAACTGAACACTACAGACTTTATTTGCGACATCTGCGGAAAACTCCGGAGGCATGGCAATCATGCCGCTTGCTCCAAGAAGCGCCAATTACTGAATAAAGGAAAACTGTCGTATTTAGCCTTGAAGCAAGTCGACTTATTCGATCAAAAACCGGAAATTAATCAGGAAGGCTGACCGCATGAGCGCCGTCCCCATACTCGAAGCCATCGTCCAGTGCAAAACCTGCCGCCACGCTATCCCAACCGATCATCCCGTTCTCATCCGCTGTGGCCAGGACCGCCCGGCGTTCGGCTGCACCGGCACCTGGTGGTCGGAGGACTGGATCTTCTGTTCCCTCTATCAATCCAGACCCAACCAGCAAGAGACAGACCATGACTGAAAAGCCCAAAGACGAATATTGGAAATACCGGCGGTATTTGGATAACGCCATTCATGGCCGCTATCCGTTAATCAAGGAATATCTCGCTTTTATTTTCGGACCGCGCAATCCATCCCCACCTATTAACCAACCGTTAACCATTTTGAAAAAATAAGGCAAAAAATGAACATGCAAACCCCCTCCCACGCCGACCTGACTCGCGAACTGGAACTGACCCAATGCAAGTTATACATCGCTCAAATTGATATTCGGGATTTGAAGGCGGAAAACCTCGATTTGCGCGACAGAATCGGACAATTGATTGCGCGCCTGGAACACCCGGACTTGCCCCCGGACGACGGCTCAGCGCCGGGCCCGGCCAAAGCCGAACACTATTAACCATTGCCACAAGATTTTAGGAAAACACCATGATAAATCCACAAAATCGCCGACCCGCTATCGGTTCAAAGGTCATCATTCGCGTTAACGGTAGCAAGGGCCAACCCTATGCCGGACTGACGGGGATTATCACGAGGCAGTTAAAAGCACCGGGCATGGAAAATTATTCTGTAATCAAACTGGATCAACCCTTTCAGGTTAATCGTAAAAAACAGATTACGGAATTGAAATGCCATTATGCGGGTTTTGATGTCATCTAAAAACAGAGAATCAACCATGAAAATCACCACCATCAAAATAGCGCGGCTACATAATCTGGGTAACTATGAACATGTCCGCTACGAACTCAGCGCCGAGATTGGGCCATCTGAATCAGCCACTCAATGTGTAATCGGGCTGGAAAATATATTAAACGATCTCGATCCAAAACCTCCGGCTGATGTCAAAAGCTCTTCTGAATTGAGCCAAGGAAAACTCAGACTTGAAAGAATCACGTCACTGCCGCCTGAAGAATTCGATACGGAGTTTGGATTCGATAGGGGAGATAGAGATGATTACATTAAAAGATTAGAAGAAGATATGGCTAATGCCATTCAAAAACGGCTGGAATGGGAAAAAAGGCGAGAAACGGCGCTTCAAATGCTGGATAACATTGGGGGTACAACCAAATGGACCGATTGCAAGCAACAATGGGAGGATTACTGATGAAAGCCGATGCCAGTGGAACCCTGAAAGAACAAGCCCGCGCCAAACAGGACTGGAAATCCAGCATGAATCGAGACATGTGCGGCAATTGCATTCACCTTAAAGTTATTTATGAAGACCCCCATCTCCAGAATTTGGAGACACTGCGTTGCGCATTGGGCGGTTTTTCCACTACCCGACAGGCCATCTGTCTGGAACATTTACGCAAGTGAATTGACGATGTTGGTAAATGACGGCATGAAAACTTTATTTCTCACTGCCAGTGAACTTTCTGAATTAACTGGACGCAAGCGCCATCAACACCAGATTGCGTGGTTACGCCTTAGTGGTATTCCCTTTCGCGTCAATGCCGCTGGACGCCCAGTCGTCTGCCGTTCGGCAGTGGAAGGAACGCCGGGACCCATTTCAACACCTGGCCAGGACTGGCAACCGCGCGTTTTGCGCGGATAATACTCGCCATGGGCCGCAAACCGTACAAACATCAAAACCTGCCTCCGCGTCTCCGCGCTCGTATTCGTGGAGGTAAGACCTGGTATTACTACGATGCAGGCGGTAAGCCAAGAAAGGAAATACCCCTTGGCAATGATTACGCGCTGGCGGTAAAACAATGGGCGCAACTGGAGATCGACGCCAAGCCGCGTCACCCGCAGATCATCACCTTTCGCTATGTGGCCGAGCGCTACATCCGCGAAATCCTCCCCACCAAAGCCCCCGCGACTCGAAAGTTGAACCTGCGTGAAATCGAGGCCTTGTACAAATTCTTCGACGCCCCACCCGCGCCCATCGAGCAGATTAAGCCTATCCACATCCGGCAATATCTCGACTGGCGAGGAGCCCAGGCGAAAATCCGCGCCAATCGGGAAAAAGCCCTGTTCTCCCACATCTTTAATAAAGCCCGCGAATGGGGCTACACCGATGCACCAAACCCCTGCCAGGGCATCAAAGGATTTAGGGAACAAGGCAGGGATGTTTATATCGAAGACGACGCATTCCAGGCCGTATGGCAAGCCGCCGATTGGCCATTGCGCGATGCCCTGGACCTTGCCTATCTCACCGGCCAGCGGGAAGCCGATTTGCTCAAAATGAGCGAGACCGATATTCGTGGCAATATCCTAGAAGTTTGCCAGGGCAAAACCGGCAAAAAGCTCCGCATCGAAATAACCGGCCAACTTTCCGCACTGCTCGATCGCATCAAATCTCACAAGCAAGCCTTTACCATTCGCCCCCTCAACCTGCTGATCGTCGGGGATGGCCGAGCGATGAATTACCATACCCTGCGCGGACGCTTCGACAAAGCCCGCGAAGCCGCAGCCAAAGCCAACCCGCTATTGGCCAATGCCATTCGCCGATTCCGCTTCATGGATCTTCGCGCCAAAGCCGCCACCGATAAATCCGAAACCACCACCATCCACGCCGCGCAGCGGCAACTTGGCCACAGCACAATCGTCATGACCGAGCACTACGTCCGCGACCGCAAAGGCGATAAAGTTACCCCCACAAAATAAGATTTTGCGGAACAAAAAAATAATTGCGGAACGAAAAAAAGCGGCTGAATCTGAAATACAGATGCAACCGCTTGATTAACCTGGTGCCTCGGGCCGGAGTCGAACCGGCACGCCGGTAAAGGCGAGGGATTTTAAGACTGCAACGAATTTATTTAAAAACATAGGCCTATATCGCTTTGCGTTCCTCAATAATCCAAAAACAGGGAAAAAACATAGTTTCCTAATCAATTACTTAAAATGCGTTGCGGAACAAAAACTGTTGATTTTTTTGAATTGTTTCAATTCATATTCTTTACATGAATATCTTATTTCTTCAATTTCATTTATTTCTTCTTTAGTAATATTATCAGGATGTTTACCCATGAAATAACGCGCTTTATTTAAATAATATTCAAACTCGTTATCATTTTTTATTTTCATGATTGCACTCCAGTTTTATATTTTTCTGACGTAACATTTCTTCGTGATGGTGTTCCGCTTCGCATATCAGGTTATTGATTGCTTCCAGGCAATGTTCGGATGGTTTACCGATATAATACTGATCGAAACAGATGTTGATATGATGCCCAACCGAGACCAAATCATGTTCTTTTTGTGATTGACAACTGGATAACGTCATTATCAATGATAATAAAATAATTATTTTCATTACCTAATCTTGGTCCATTCCTTCAGTTGCATATTGTTTTTATATGTATTCCCATCATGAATGGTTGCCTTGAATCCGTCGATATAATCATGGGGGAAAATTCGGGCTTTCGATTTCCACTGAAAATCGCAATCCTCACCGATCATTTTGTCGGGAAACTTGAATCTCTCCCATACTGATTTACGATAGCACATCGTCGCCCCGCCCACCCATGCGTGAGGCGGATAACTGTAGGTATATTTCCAGATTTCCTCGCCTTTCTTGAAAAACAAATCGCTCAATCCCGTGATCTCCGCATTGGGATGCATCAGTAGAAAATCCACCGAACGGCTGATCCAATCGGAGGCGTAGAAATCATCGTCGTCCATGTGCACGATGATGCAGCCCCTGGCGCGGGCGCATCCGAAGTTGCGCTTGGCGCCGATGGTGCCGGGTCCGTCGATGAGTATCAGTTCTTTGTTGCGGTAGTCCTGTCCCCCATAATAGCGCAGGAAGGCCGGCCTAAACGAGTCGCGGGCCGGTGTGGTCGGGCAGATCACGGAGACCAGGGGAGGTTTTATCATATTTCCAGGGTGGATTGAGACAGGGCCGGTGCCTCGCCGAGCACTTGTCCGTTGCGCACAAAGGCCAGATGATTGATATCAACTACCTGCCCGATGGCGTTGACGCTGCCTCCGTTGGGCAGGCTAATGGTGCTGGTACCGTCGTCGTTGTGGGCCGTCACCTCGCCGATGATCAGCGGAGAGCCGGGAAGCAGATTACGAAATTGCTGCCAGGGATTAGCCATAATAATGCCTTTCGATTTCGATTGTCTGTGTCACTTTCAGCCCGTTTGCCCATTCCGCCGAGACCGAGGTTCCGCGCGTCAGGCCGAGCCATAAATCCGCATCCTCCACCACCCGCGCAAGTTTCCCTACTTCGATCAGGCCGGTTTCCTCGTAGATAGGCAGTTCGAGGGTGATCATCGCCATCTTTCCGGTATCGCCCAGGATCGACAGCCCTCTTGCCCTGGCGGCGTCGTCGTGGGTGATGAGCGGGTCCACGATGGATGGCGCGAAAAAGTCTCCCGCCATGCCGGTGATCTTCACCAGGTCGTCAACGCCGCTATTCTGGCCGCGAATGGCCACGGCGTTGTAGGCTGGCTTGGCGAGCCATTGCCGGGAGAGTGTTCTTAGCACGCCGGCAGGGATGCTGATGTCCTGATCGCCATTGGCCCATGACCAGGGCGCCGACGGGTAAGCAGCCAACGCATGGAGGGTTTGCGCCTGGCGGTCGGATTGCAGGTAGGCCCCGGCGGCCGCCGCGATCTGCGAAATCCCATCGATGGCGCGGGTTCGGTCCACGCTGTAGGCGCCGGCGGCCACCAACCAGTCTGCGCATTGCCAATCCAGTTCCCAACCGGTATTGATCAGCCAGTCGTTGGCGAGCTGCTGTGCGTTGCGGGGCTGGAGATTGATCATGCTGATCTGCGGCGCGTAGGGATCGCCCAGGTAGGCGGATAGCGAGCGCCCGGAAACCGTAATCGAGTTATTGGCGAAACGCCTGGTTTCGGTCAATTTCTCGATCAGTACATGCCATGAAAAGCCATTGATGATGATGGCGATCTCCACCGGCCCGCCAACAGGATCCACCTTTTCCCGCTCGGCGAAGGGGACCTGACAGGAAAAACTCCATCCCCACGAACCTCGATCTATGGAAAGTTCGACCTTCATGACCTCGATCGCCACATTATCGGCCAATCGCTTGACCTCGATATGATTTTTCACGATATAAACCCTTCTTGAATACCAGCCGGGATAGCAAATTCTGCCGAATATCAGGCCCAACGGCGCATTGGCGGCGAAATCGCAGATAAAGATTAGGCCAGGAGGGATAACCGGAAGCGGCGGAACGGGCGGTCGCGGAGGCCTCGGCGTTTTCCCCGTATGGGGAATTCCCGCTTCCTGCCAGGGTTCGCGGTTGGAGCGGGAAACGAAGCGGCCCTTTTGCCAGGGCGACAGCTTGCCTTTTTGAGTGGCCGCGCCCTCTTGCCAGGGGATGCTCAGATACCCCTTGCGCGCCGGCAGGCCCTTGAATCCTCCCGACAGGCCAATACCGATAGGTTCGCCTTCCTGCCATGCCATGTCGCGGCGATAGTCTCGCGGCGGCAATGCGGTAAACCACGATGCCATGCCGTCGAACAATGGCGATGCCTGATCCCATGCGCTGGAATCCCTGGCTGCGACCCTGACCGCACCGGACCAATCCGTAGCCATGTCGGTGGACAAATCAACGCCGGCATCCCACTTCATGCCTGTCGAATTTAACCGGGTGGAGTGTGGCTGCCAGGACGATGCCAACTCCGAGAAAACCTTGCCGGTTTCCTGGTGGATGCTGTCCACTCTTATGGCATAGCCGCGCCAGACCGCCGCATCATAATGGGCCGCCATGGACGGAGCATCATCCTCGTCAAACAGCGAAATCGAGACATCAACTAACTGAAAGGCATTGGCCGATAGCGCGATAACATCATCATCCGCTACATCATCCAGGCCGGCGACGGCCTCGGGAATCGGTGCACCGGCGGCGATGGCGATAAGATCATCATCGCTGGTATCCGCGACCGCCGCGACAGGGATGGAATGCGCGGCGGCGGCAACGACGACAGCGTCATCGTCGGAGATGTCCGCCACAAGGATCGGCTGCAGCGGGATGGCCGATGCGAAGACGGCGGCGACATCATTTGCCTGGACATCAGCCAGCGCGGCGGCATGAGTGGTTTTGGCCTGGACCGAACAGTCAAGCGTGTCGTCGGACTGGATATCCGCCAGGACAGCGGTTGAACTGCCGTCGCCCTGCGCGTCCCCGCCGAATATCAGGCCGTTGGGCTGGACCGAAAGCGGGACGACAAAGCGCAGGGTCATGGCGCCCTGCCTAACTCAGCGCGGTGGAATTACCGATGGTGATGGTGGCCGAGGTCACGTGGAGGGTTCCTCCCTGATAAATCTGTAGCGAGGCCATGGTGACGGGGCCGCCGTCGCCGTTCAGCGTGGCTTTCAAGTCCGCCACGAACAAACCGCTGCCGTCGGCGGCGCGAACGAACGCTGCCGAACCGGTGGCGGCGGCATTGGTATCATCGACCATGGCTGAAAAGGTCAGGACGCCGTTGGAGACCGTTCCCGAGGGTTTGGCTAACGTCACCGTGCCCAGCAGCGTCTGTGTGGTGATTGCCGCGCCGACCGTGGCAGGAAGCGGCGTGGTGTAGAATTTGAAAGTACCCGGATCGCTCTGCGCATCAAGCTGGTCAATGATGGCTTGCGCCTGGGCAGAGCGGAGTGCCGTTGAATAGTTATGGATAGCCATATTAGGTACTATATCTCATGCTGACCGGCGGATAGGTTCCGGTATGGTCGAAGGCGACAGCGAACCATTTACGCCCCGGAGCCAAGTGGCTGAAAACTATATTACCGCTCGAATCGCTCCATCCCGAGCGGGCGATGCGTCCGGATGGATAATCGTAAAGATAGACTTTTCTCGAAACCGGCGTCTGGACCACCTTCACGACATCGGTAATCGTCACGGCGCCGCCATACAAAATATCCATCGAGGCCAGCGCCTGGCGCGCGGCATTGACCTGTACGGCATGGCTGAGCGGATTAGAGATAAAGCTCGCTTGAGCTAGATGGGCGAGATCAGCCATTACCAGAATCCTCCGGAGCCGCCCAATACATCAAGGGCCGCCTTTCCCGCAGTGCCTCCCATATTGGTATTGAACAGCAACAGCGTGCCACCCGCCACGCCGGAAACGCCGGCCAGAATGGAGGTTCCGTCGGTTCCGGTCGACGGCAGATATTCAATGACATGGGCCAGGCCGGGAACGGCGCCGCGCAGGGAGTTTTTTGCATTGGCGTCGTATTCGTAGAGATAAACCGGGACAAAGTTAACGCCATTCATGGAGGGATTGGAGGCATAGGCATTGGAATCCGCGCCTGAATAATTACCCGGACAGGCGCTTTGCGCTCTAATCGGGCGATTAGTGTTGACCTGCTGGTTATAGCTTCGCGCCACCATTTGCGCTCCGGGCAGGTTGGTATCGCCATTGAAATATAGCGTTAACAAGTTTTGATTTTGCTGTCCTTTCGATCCTGGATTAGAGCTGGCGCCGCAGATTAAATAATTATAGGCATCGCCGATGGTATAGGTATTGAAATCCCCCGCCTGGTGCAGATCGTATTGCGGATTGGAGCCCGCCGTGTCGGCCCAGGCGTGCCCGAAATGCAGGAATTTTGAGCTTGCACAGATAAAGGATTGCCTGACCACAGAATCCGCCGAATTGGATTTTTTCCAGTAATGCGTGCCGTTGAAATTTTCCGTTCCTGTGTTTACGTCAGACATCGAGACGTAGCACTTCACCAGCATGTATTGGGCGTTGGTGTCATCGACGCGCAGATACAGCCTGGTGCTGGTGATATCCGCCGATTGATAGACCGCCAGGTTGGTTCCCGAATAGACTTTAGTCCAACCCGCCGGCGCGGCCTTGCAGGTGATGCTCGCTCCGGTGGCCGGCGTCGCCGGGTTGTTGGCGACGGTGATGGTGAGATGGGTCGAATCGGGCACGGACTGGACTACGAACTGGCCGTTGTAATCCGACTGGTCCGCCCCGGCGATCACGACCGGCTGATAGGGAATGAAGCCGTGGCCGGACGAGAAGGTCAGCGTCGCGGTATTGCCGGAGCGGGTAATGCCCTGCACGGTCTTCAGGTTGTAGCCGTTGACCAGCACGGCATCGAGCAGGGCGATGCCGGCGCCGACCTGGCCGGTCAGTTGCGGAAAACCGGAAACGGCGCTGGCGTTGCCGTCGTGGGAGCGATGGAGAAAAACGGGTATCGATGCACTCATGTCTATTTCTCGATCGGATTATTTGAGTTTGAATCCATTCACCCTTCGACAAGCTCAGGGCGATCGGTCTTAAAAATTGGCTTGGCAATTTTCATCGGTCGGCGTTGCCTCGGATTTCGATGCTGAACAGATCGGATGTTTCGGTCGGATTCGATTGCAGGATGGTCCGTGCAATATCGACCGGATAATTCGCCGCCACGGTGTTGAAGCGAATCACGTTGCCCGCCGACCAGCCGCCGCCGAAGCCGAGCGCGTAGATGGTGAAGTAGGGTTGGCCGGTGGCCGGGTTGTGGGGCGAGAAATTATTAACTATGGAGATGTTCGAGGCGATCTGCCCGACGTTTTCCCCGACGCAATTGTAGGCCGTGGTGCCGGTGAAGATGAGCGCCCACCGTTCCTGCGTCGCGCCATCGTTGGTGACGGTGATCGGGTGATTGAGGGTGTCGTAGTTCGCCGTGCAGGGCGAGCCGATCACCGCATCCGACCAGACACTGGTCCAAGTTTGCTGGTCAAATAGATGCGACCAGCGCGCCTGCAAGTCGCCGATCACCAGCGCGGAGGAAATCCGCGAAGCGGTGGTGTAATCATGGGTGATCGAGCGGGTAAAGGATAGCTTGCCGTCGATCTCCACGTCGGACACCAGCAGCATGTCCTCGATGCGATGGTAGACCAGGGCCGGCAGGGTGAAGCCGGAAAGGTCGAGGGGCGTCGCCCAGGTCAAAATGCCGGCGTCCAGATCGACCGTGTATGTGCTGGCGGGAATGGTCGCGCCGGCGGAATCCTTTACCCACATGCGCGAGAGGCGCACCCGATTGCAGTTCGTAGCGCCGCCCGCCGTGGGATTGTTGACGGAAACGTGCTGCGTATCGTGCAGTACGGCCACATCGCCGATGCGGAAAATCGGCACCTTGCCGTCCACGGGCAGGCGCACCGGATCGAGGCCGAGTATATTGGCCGGCAGCGGAAGATAAGTTGTGGCCACGGCATTGAAGCGCACGGTATCGCCGTAGACCGGCTTCGGTTGCAGAATTTTCCCGTCCAGGCGCACCGCGTTGGCGTTGTACCAGGATTCTCCCTCATGCCCGGCGGCTGTGACCCATGTACCGAAGCGAACGCTGGCCACGCCGGTCAGCGAATCCACCCAGCCGTCGATGCCGGCGCCGGAGATCAGGCCGGATTCATCTGCGGTCGCGTTGATGGTCTGGCCCGGTAGATTGGTGGCGAGGATTTGCAGACTGCCGGGGCGCACGGGAGCGACCGGGACGCGGAAAAACAGCGAGTCGATGGGCTGCACGCCCACTTCGGTCAATAGCGACAGCACGCCTATGGTCCTGGATGCGCCGGCATTCCATGCCGTCAGGTTTACCGATCCGGTGCTGTAATCGATGGTCCCCGCGAAAGTCCCCGATCCCGTTTGCCAGTCGATGTTGCAGAACAATTGCCCCTGGCGGTCGATATATCGCCAGCCGCCCAGCATAAAGCGCACCGACCCCGGCACGATGTTCTCGCCGTTGTAATAGGTCATGTCGAAGGCCAGGCTCGACATGGCGACGACCTCGTTGGTGACGGATTGCGGGCTGTCGGTGGAGCGGTAGAGCACTTTCACCGTGCCGGTTGGAACCATCGATGCGCCGGCATTGACGTAATCGAAACCAACAAAATTGTTTTTGTAAACGATCGTCTTTGGCCCCTTCACCAGGTTGCCGCGGTTATCGGTGGTCGGGTTGTAATTCGCGCCTACGGCGCTAATGTCATAAAGCGGTTTGGGAATTTGCACCGTCACCGATGGCGTGAAGTTGATCGTCCCATGGGTGTAATCGATGCCGCCGGTAATGCCGTCGGTGAAGGCGCCCGAGCCATTGTCCCGCGTGGTCATGGCGGTGGGAATCAGATTCTGCTCGGTGTTGAGGGTAAAACACCACATGAGGCTGGGCGTATCCGTCCATTGCTCGAAATCGGCGATATATAACGGGATTTCCATCTGTACCGATTTATGAACGATGTCGCCAACTGCAAGATGAAGGGTGATCGTGCCATCCTGGTTGGGGGTCGGCGCGGTAAAATCTTCTTCAAGTTTGTTGCCGTACTGATAGGCAAAGGTGAAGTTGGTCCCTGCCGTCGGCAGCAGCGTGGGTGATAGCCGGATAAGTCCCGTCGCATACTGCACCGTGCCGGTGGCGTCGCCGGTCAGGACTCCGCTGGAATTGTCCGTTGCCGTTTTCGTGGAGTTGCCGACGAGCCAGGTAATGGTTACCGTGCCGGGGACCAGTGGCGCATTGGCGGTAGCGTACTGGAACATGGGCGCCGGCACCTCGACATTCGAGCGATCGAAGGTATCTGCGACCACGCCATAGGAAAACAGGATCAGCGTATCGGCATCCGGCAATGCGCCAAGAGTCAGAGTAACCGCGCCGGTGATGAAGTCCAGCCGTCCGGCCCCGAACGCGGGACTAGAACCCGACAGCGCGCCGGAGCCCCAATCCTTCAGGTCATACCATTTTCCCTGTGCGCGGAAACTGATTGTTAGCGTACCCGGCCTGGGGATGGGTTGCAGGGTGATAGTCCAGGCATAGCCGCGATTGGCGGTATCCACCGCCAGCGTCGCGGTTTGCGATACACGTTGCGGCGCGGCGGCAGGATGGAAGGCTACCGTTTTCGATCCTTCGTAGGGCGCGCTGCTGGAATTGAATGTCAGCAGGCCGGAAACGTAATCGATGGACCCAATAATAACGCCGGACGCATACAAATCGCCGGCATTGTCGGTGATCGAAAAACCGGAACCGGTGATGGTCAGGCTGCCTGGGAAGCAGGGATTGCCGAGATAAAGATTCAGCCCCGGACCGATGGTGGCCGTGGTGGTGAAGTTGTCATCGACGACCGACGAATCGGTCAGTGGGTTGACCTGGCCGGAGGCATTGAGATTCACCATCGGCGTTTCGGACAAAGCACCCGGCATAAGTTGGTTGAAAATCGAATCCGCCTGGACATGGAAATCGCCGCTCGATGCGGCGGCGGTCAAGGGCTTGATGCCGCAGTACCGGGCCGCGTCGGCGACGATGGTGGAATGGAACACCGATCGCGGATTCACCGGATCGGCCTGGGTCGCGGGATTGCCGATGAATGTGTGCAGCAGCGGGTCGGCCAGGGTCAGGGTCACCAGGTTGCGGGTGTAATCCGCACCGCGTCCGCTGTCATAAAACGCGGTTAGCGTAATGTTTACATCGGTCACGCGGACATACTGCATGATCTGCTGCGACAACCCCTCGTCCTGGACGATCACATAGACGCCGCCAACATCGGGAGGCGCGACGTTGGTGCGCTGGATCAGCGTGATCGAACGCTGCCCGGTGATCTGGTTACCGTAGACATAGCCCTGAAAATCCGGCCCGAGCGCCAGATAGTTTTCGACGAAATTGGCGATATCCGCACGCAGGTCGAACCATGAAGCGGTGGAAAACAGGGTCGCGGAAACCGCCGGATCGGCGGGCGCCTGGTCGATGATGACGTTGACCCCGTACAGCGTGTCGGTATTCGCCGTATCGACGTTGACGAAGGCCTTGGCGATATTGATCCGCCCGAGAGTGCGGTCGAGGTCGGAGATGTCGGCGAACAGGTTGTTGGAAAGCCCGTCGATCACTTCCGTTCCCGTCATGCGCCCGGCGGCGTCGTCGGCATCGCCGAGCCGCTCGGAGCGCATGAGCTTGATGTCGCCGGCTAAAACAGTCATTTTTTATTCCATGAGTCAATCATTGCCATCAGCGTTCCGGCGGAATGCCTATCAAGGTTGGCCATCCCGTCATCCAATCGTATGCCTGGACTGATTCGAAGGAATTCAATGCCCGAACCGCATTTTTGTGCAATCTGTCGGTTCCTGCCACGGCCCCTTCCAGCCTGACCAGGGCAACGGCATTTTGCATGATCCGGTTAACTGCGGTTTGCGGGGATTCTCCGCTGGATGCAATCTCGGCAGCAATCAATGGGGCCTGGCTAAGATCATTCGTCGCCAGGTAAAGCTGGGCTTGAACGGCTTTGAGAGGCCATGCGCTCAATTCTCCAGGCGAAACCCCCGTGACGGCCTGATCACGTAAACTCGCGGCATAGGCGTCGATTTTTCGAGCGATGGTTTCGATAAAATCTGTTAAAACTACATCCGCTATGGACTTTACCCACACGTACTGATCACCCTGCTTATTCAATTGCCAATGGCTGGCGGGAGCCGAAAGGGTGGTGGGGGGGTCATCGACCGGAACAAGTCCGGCTATTTCGGATTTTGGGTAGTTCGAGGGGTATTGTGTTCCGCCAATCTCTACAGGGTCGCCTTCGCTAATTACCCTGAAATCACTCCCCGATTCCACTACATATACTGCCATGCTAACCCCTCAACCGTGCAATGGCCGACCGCTCGCCCGCAGATAATACGCGATTGTAATAGCGGTACTCGTCTACCCAGCCATCAAAAAAGTTGGATGCCCCGAAGTTGTAACCACACCCAATCCAATACTGATTGTAGTCGAAAGTGGCATTACTCACCGGTGTTGCTGTTTCCAGGGAATCACCGAGATAGGCTCTTAAATAGCTCCCGTCATACGTGCCGATCAGGGTGTACCAGGTATTGGCTTTTAGCAGAGTGTTGTATTTTGCCGAAAACCATCCATCTGAGGTGTGGATTGCCCACGCCTGATTAAACGCACCGTTGGGATGATCCCATGAGAAAATCGACGTGCTGGGTTTGCTGGCCGGCTGTTCCAGTGCATTGTTATTACTGTCGTGGGTGGCTTTGACAATCAAGACCGTTGTCCATGGCGAGTTGTTGCCTTCATATGAGTTATCGCCCGCCAATACATACTGCGAACTGGCAGCGGTAAATCCCATGCACTGGCCGTTATAGCCCTGAGCTACCGATGGTGAATTATTGATAGCCCCGGTTCGTGATGTAGCCGTCTGATTGGCTAGTGACGAACCCGATATGGTCTGCTTTTCAAATGTGTAATAGGTTTGCAGACCCGCCCGAATTACTGGCCGGGCATTCAACGCCAGAGCGTTCAAACCTCCGCAGATCATATATCCCCCGTCAGATGGCAAAGGGCCTTCGATCCCGAGATAACATAGTAGGTCAGGACGTTTATCTTGCTGTTGACCGTCGTCAGAGTCGGCACGGCGCCATATTCGAACGTCCAGAATGTATTGAAGGCCAGAGTTTTAGCTGACGAGGCGTGCTGGGTAAATGCAATGACACCCGATTGTCCCGCGACAACATTGGAGGGCGCGGCCAGCGTGGTATTCTCTGTCAGGGCATGGGAAAAATTATTGCTGGCGGATAAATTGACGGCAATCGACCCCGATGTAGATGTGAGAGATGCTACCGCGCCGATCTGGGCCTTTGTGAAAGTGTTGACTTCTCCGGTCAGGATAGTGGCATCGCCTGGTAGCCCCTGTGGACCTTGTGGACCTTGTGGACCTTGTGGACCTTGCGCCCCCGCAGCCCCCGCAGCCCCGGTAGCGCCGGTAGCGCCGGTAGAGCCGGTATCGCCTTTTAGCCCCTGTGATCCTTGTGCTCCTTGCGCACCCGCAGCCCCGGTATCGCCGGTATCGCCTTTTAGCCCCTGAGGACCTTGTGGACCTTGCGCCCCGGTAGCTCCGGTAGCGCCGATATCGCCTTTTAGCCCCTGAGGACCTTGTGGACCTTGCGCACCCGCAGCCCCGGCAGCCCCGGTAGCGCCGGTATCTCCGGTATCGCCTTTTAGCCCCTGTGGTCCTTGTGCTCCTTGCGCACCCGC